GTTCTGGAGGCTAAGATCAGCCGACGCTAGAGACGTAGACGACCTGCTCGGGGCGAGTCAAGATCGGCAGGAAGTTGTACTCCAGAAGGAACTGTCGGGCGGACGGGTCCTTCTCCTTCCACGTCTTGCTGAACTTGCCGGTGTAGCCCTCAGGGGCCTCGTCGTCCGCAGTCGGACCCTCCATGATCTCCATAGCCCGACCATCGGTCAGGTTGGTGATGAAGAGAGCGCCGTCCGGCACGAACAGGGTCGCGACCGAGAGGTCGGTGTCGTAGAACGACTCGACCACGTGCCAGTCCAGGCCAAGGAAGCCGGGAATGGTGCCCGAGGTGTAGTACTTGTCCTTCATACGGTCCGAGAGCAGACCAGGCGCCGGGGCGTTGGCCGCACCAGTACCGGAGAAGGAGGCGAAGATCTTGTCCAGCGTGACCTCGGTGCACCAGGCATCCTTGGCCGGAACGCGGGAGTCACGGCTGATGAGGCGCTTCCACGCCTTGACATCCGCGATGATCTGCACCGGAGTCGCAGTCGTCCAACCCGTACCCGGGGAGGGCTTGTGCGAGGCCGCGACCTTGTAGTCGATCGACGCCTGGACGTCGGGGTAGTCCAGGGTGAGCGTACCGGTCAACGCCTTCCAGGAGCAGTACTCCACGAAGTTGTCGAAGCGGTAGTTGAGGTCGGTCACCTCACGCAGGACCGCAGTCTCCGCGTTCTTGAGGTTCGACACGGTGCCAGGCTGGCGCAGCCAGTGGAGAGTGGTGGGCTCAAAGACCTTCTTCTCACGAAGGTAGATGAACGCAGCCGCTTCCTGGCTGACACCGAGACGCGGCACGATGTGCGCCTCAGAGTTCGGGACGTTGGGCTTCGCCACCATGCGGCTGCCCTTGATGACGTCCCACGTCACCGAAGGGTAGGGCCACGGAGTCTTGGGCAGCATGCCGGAGAGCACCAGGTTCTCCGGCACCGGAATCTTCTCAACGACCCCACGGATTACCGTAGGCTCGAAGAGCGAGATGTCAGGCATCTGATGATCTCCTCACGATCAGTGTTGCCTTGCGGGCTGGGTATCTTGCCGGTTTGGTCCCAGGCGCCACTTAGGCAGGACCGATCTAGGCCGGAGAGGCTTAGAAGATCAGGTAGTCGAACGTTGCGTCGTAGCGGCCGTTGAGCGTGGTCGCCAGGGTAGCCAACTCGCCAGCCGAAAGGCCGTTGGTGTCATCCGAGTACTGCACTGCAGCACCCTTCACGACACCGGCGAGAACGATGTTGCCCAACTTGTCGGCGAGGGCGACGTCAGAAGCCTGACGCAGGATGCCCACGACGTTGGCGACGTCGGCCTTGGCAGCCCAAACGTACTTCTTGGCTGCACCGCCCGACTTCTTGAGCAGAGCGCCAGCCGGGAGGACCGTGCTAGCAGTCGTCTCCAGAGTGACACCCTTCTGGGTGAGGCGGGAGTACGAAGCAAGGATCTCATCACCCTTGACTTCGGCCTTCTGCGTAACGCCGGACGGCGGAAGGAGGACGTTGCCCTCACGGTCAGCCACTGTGAACCTCCTGTGTTGTCCAGGTCAGATCCCGGTTTGGGATCAGCCCTTCTTGCGGCCGGAACCGGCCTGGATGGTTGCCGCCACGGCGGAGAGTCGAGTGATCTCGTCGTCGGCAGGTGCGCCCTCAGACTCGCGGCCGTCGTGAACAGTCACGCCGTCCTCAGAGAGGGAGACAATGGCCTTCTCGGGGAGAAGGCGGTCGAACATCGCACGGTCCGTCATGGACAGTTCGATCATCGCGTCGCGCTGGACCGGAAGGACGCGACCGGCGCTGACCAACTTGTCGACCTCAGTCTCAGCAGCGCTGAGGGCCAACTCGTCGTTCTTCGCCTTGAGGTCAGCGACCGTCCCAGCAAGTTCGGTGTTGTTGCGAGCCAACTCCACAACCGCAGAGGCGACCGACTCGACGGTCAACTCGTCAGCCGAAAGGCTGATAGCGCCGGTGGTGTTCAGCACGCCGCTGAACGCTGCGAGCAGCTCGGCAGTCACGGCCTCGGTGTCAGCCTCCGACGTCTCAGTCGGGGCCTCCTCCAGAGCGGCCGAGAGGGAGGCAACCTCACCCTGCAGAGCCTCGACGTCAATGCCGTGCTCGGCCTTGAGAGCCTCAAGCATCTCGTCCAGTTCCATGCTGGTCTCCTTGGTCTCGGCCGGTGTGAAGAACACC